AAAATAGTGCCCATAGTTATTGGAGACTAATATGATTCGCCCTCGTTTTTATCACTGGACTTGTTCAAAATTTGCTGACTCTATAAGAGGAACAAAGAAACCATACGCTCTTGGATGGGACGAATGGAATCAATGGCACAAATCCGCAAAACAGAAACATCCTGTTCGATATTGGATTGCTGAAACTGGCTTGAAAAAATTGCAAAATCTAATCTATTATCCATATGATATCTATCATACAATCAAAATCTATATTAGAAATCGCTTCATTGATAAACTTCATTATTTGCACACTGGGTTAAAACCTGGAGAATATCACGATCTAGACTATAGAATTCTTCATGGATTATTTAATGAACTTGTAATCTATGTTGAGACAGAATGTGCGTGGAGTTACGGAAAACCCAAAGAAGTTAAACATCTTTACAAATTCAAGAATGGATCATGTAAACAAGCCGGATTGGATTATTTGAACTGGGGTATCAAAGACAAGTACAAAGGCAAACTAACTCCTTTTGCTAAAAGTTGCAAAGAGATTAAGCGTTTGTATCTTTGGTGGACAGTTAAAAGACCACAACGTAAAAATCCTCATTTGGATAAATATTATGAAGAAGATACTAGAATGTTAGTTGATCTTATCAATATACGAAAGGATTTGTGGATATGAATATAAATCCAACTGTTCTTAGTATTCTTCATAATCAAGACTACAGTAATTTTAATATACATTGTCAAGTATCAGATTATGATTTTGAAAATCCAGAACACGTATTTATTTATTACGACAAGCACAGATTACATTTTTTTGGTCATAAAGAAGCAAGTTATGTAATAAAAGTTAGACTGAATATTATGTTATCTTATATTCAGTCATACTTCTATACCAGAAAACCTAACGCACAAATCGGTTTTATACTTGGTCTTGGTGATTCTGACGAAAAATCTAATAGCAAAAATATTCCAATTATATCATTTACTAAAAAATCAAATATCAATAATATTTTAATCCCTAATGTTGATTTTTTTACTGGAACAATACACACTCATTTAACTGATGTTAATCGTTACGATATTGATTTTAACTCTAAAATAGATGGATCTTGTTTTGCGGGAAGTTCGACAGGATTAATGAATGGAAATAAAAGAGTAAGATATTGTTTATCTAGACTGAACAAAAACAATCATCTTGCTAAAATTACTGGTATCACTCAAGGCACTTTAGGCGAATGGCAATCAGTATTTCCAGATATAGAATCGATTATAGACAATAATTATTGTACTATTCAAAATCAATTACACTATAAAATAGTAGCCAATATTGATGGCAATACCCTTTGTTATAGTCGCTTGTATTGGCAAATTTTGTCAAACTCTGCTGTTGTATACATTGAACCAGATACAACCTATACTCAATTTTTTGATACAGATGAATTGAGTAAATTTTATTTTATTTCATCTATTGAAGAGGTTGACAATGTTTACAATTATATTTTAGATAACAATAATAGAGACATCATTAACAAAATGAATCTTGATGGTCAAAAATATTTAAAAGATTGTTTTGATGGATATTTACTTAATAAGGAACAATTTCTATCTAATATATTAGTATATGTTCTAGATAGATTAATAGAAAGCAATAACAATGAATGAAAAAATATATAGTGATATTACAGATTTTTACAATAATGTTGGTGATTATATTTATCTAGAATATAAACCCAAATATCATAGAATGTTTTTTAGTGATAAGAATATTGATCAATTATTTGATATGGTTGGACGTTATTACATGGGCGGAAATAATGTTCCAGATACGGCTGGAATGATTGTTGACTATTTTAGGATGATAAAATGAATATTTTTAAACAACTTTGGGATAATTTTACTAATTTACATGAACCTAAAGCCATAACTCCTGTTGCTCCAACAGAGTTTGTTATGTATAATGATATGTATCCGTATACTGTCGAGCAAACAATAAGAGTTACTCATCATAGCAAGCCCAAAAGGCGTGACCCTGCACGAAAATGGAACAAGATCAAGAATTACCAATTTTAGGATCAGTAATTAATGATGGGATTAATGCCCCATTTGCTGATTTGTATTTAGATTTATTCCCCGAATATTATGATATAGAATGACACTATCTAATTATATAACAACAAAAAATAAATTTGCTGGTGTTGCTATGATAAGATTAGTATACAATGGTATTTCTTATGATTATAATAAATGGAAAATTAGTGGACAAAATATTTTCTTTTATGATGATTCCTTAAAAGTTACTCATGTTTTATGGACAACAGATGATATTACAGAAATTGATGATGTGCATATTATAGTCAATAAAGATAGTGATTCAAAGTATACTGTTGGATTAGAACTGTTTTATGGTGGGGCAATTTTATGAGATCGTTCAGTGAATTTCTATATGACGCTAATACAACATATTATGAACATCCATTTAATTGGAGATATGGTCAAACTATTATGAATGTATTATATTTATATTGGCCAGAAAAATATATGCAGATACTAAAAACAGATGATGATTGTTTTTTTAACGATGAAATAGTTGAAACTTTACTAACTAAGTTAGAGAAAGAATGGCCGGATGATGATGGATATTGATGATTATATTAATTCTCTTATAAGAGAAAATGAGAACTTACAAAATCTTGTAAAATCATTAAAAAATGAAGTTCGTATTCAACGTCAAGAGATTGCATCTTTAAAAGATGAAAGAAGAATTATTTTTGAATCTGAACGCGGCCCAAACACAATTATTACAGACATATAATGCTAGCTTTACAAAGTTATCATTTTTTCGAATTTGATAAATTAACGCGTTTTAATGACAGAAAAAATACTCCTACAATGGCGGTTAAGTTTGCAGAAATTTCCTGTGAACTATTAAATCAAAATGGATATGACACAATACTATATACTTCTAAAAAACATATAGATCAATTCAAACATATAAAATATAAAGAAATTATTTTAATTGATGAAAATTATTTAAATTCTTTTCCTAATGACTTTTGGTCAATAATTAAATTAATTGTAATTAAAGATATTGATCAACCATTTATACATTGTGATATGGATTTATTTTTGTATAAAGACATATCTGATAATATAAAATATTCTAATTTTTTTGCATTTCATCCAGAAAAATGGATTGATAAATCTTTTTTTGAAAATCATTCAAATTATTTACATAATTTTTTTCCTGATATACATCAATCAGAATTTATGAGTTATAATTTAGGAATATTTGGTGGTCAAAATTTTAGTGCAATAAATAAAGCTAGTCAAGATGTATTAAATTTTTTCATATCTAATAAAAATCAATTAGATATCGAACTTCAAAAACATCCACAATACAGAGTTAGTACCTCATGGTATAAATCTGTATTTCTTGAACAATTTTTGATGACTTCATTAATTTTGATATATAATAACATTAAAAGTCCAAATTTTATTTTTTCAGAGGAAACAAGCGAATTAACCTGTACGAATATGAAAAATCATAATATTTTACATTTATGGACTTATATATATCGTGACATAAATAAATATATAGGTGTTGATAACTTTATTAATATGGTTAAACATACTTATTTGAACGGTAAACAAATTTAATTCTTGACAGGACAGTGCCGATAGTGTATGATAGCGTTCCATACAAGGAGACTCTATGAACACTATTGATGCTATTAATGTTATTCAAACTTCATTGAATGAAAAAGATAATTTGATTACTCGTATGAGTGACAAAAATTCTCAATTGATTAAAGTTATCGCAACTATAAGAACCAATTTGGAACGTGCCATCAAGGGTCATACCCCACTAAACCAAGCAGTATACGATGCTGTTGACTTGTGTAGGTCGAACTTTAAGTATATGGACTACAGTTCGGGTCAGATTAAACAAGACCCGCCACTAGCCGACTCAGACAAAATTTTGCCATGAAAAATAACGATAAAATAAAACAACAAATAGATAGAATAGGATTCGGACGAACTCTACAATGTTTAATAGAGATTGTGGACGATTCTATAAATAAACATAACACTTCACCCGTTTGGAAATTAACCCTTGCTGAACATCTGGAAAATGCCTATGATGCTTATATGAACAAGGGTCAAGATTCCTTATGTGGAATAAATAATGATTAATTGTACCAAGAAACCGTATAATAGCGTTTGGGTTTGGGCAGATTCTCAAGAAGAATTGGGTTTAACTTTCATGCGTTTTCAAGAATATTACGAAAGTGCTAATCCACAATTTAGAGGGCATATATTTACTTTAGGACAACTCAGACATTGGTATTCAGAAACATATGGCGCTAATAATTACCATACATCATGGATAGGTTTTAATTTTCCTAGTAAAGTTTTAATTCCTTTTAAGGAAGGATTATTTGACCCATTAACAGTAGAAGAACAAAGACTGTTGGATTTATTTAAATATCGTACTGATAACTTCTATATTATAGGGGCTCAAAGTAACACAACATTAAGACATGAATTATCTCATGCTTTATATGCCTCAAACGCTAAATATCGTAATGATATCAATAAATTCCTCAATAAAAATAAAGCTAAACTTAAGTCTACATCAAAATATATTTTAGATAAAGGATACTGTCCAGAAGTTTTATATGATGAGATACAGGCTTATATTACAGATAACGATGACAATGAACTCATAAATAATACTTGTCCTTCGATTATTGCTGGTGTGAATAAAATCTTTAACAAATACAATGTCGAAAAGGTAAAAAAATGATGTGTAATGATCGCGAAGAAATGTGTGATGAAGAAAAAAGTTATCACGAATGGGTTGCTAATAATCTAGAATTTATGCAACAGAATAAATCACATATTAGTGTTATGAAAAAACTATATATGGAAGGATTTGCAGCAGGATTTGCTTATAAACAAAAATTATCAGCACAGGAACATCTACAAAAATAATATGTTTAAAATTACAGAAGTAAAAAGTTGGGCCAAGACTTGGGGGTATTCTATTCTTAAAGAAAAAGATGACAGTATCAATGGTGCTAGTTATTATTGGATGAAAAACGATGATCCTAATATTAGTGGTGTTGAGTTAAGTGTTAGCAAAGTTGCCAGAGCAATCTTTAATAATATTACAGATAACAAGTTTGTTGAGCACCAAAAACAATACGAAGAAAATAAAACAGAAACAAAATTTACTACCAGTGACTATTAATATGAATGTCAAATTAGTTAGTGCTACGCCAGATGCTGAAAAATTAATGGCTTATTGTGCAAGAGTGAGCAATCCCAGTAATCAAAATAACGAGAATTATGCTAAATTATTGAAGTATTGTATAGACCATAAACATTTTTCTATATTTGAACAAAGCTTTATGACTGTTGAGATCAACACCACAAGAGGTCTTGCTGCTCAGATTCTTCGTCATAGAAGTTTTACTTTTCAAGAATTTAGTCAACGTTATGCTGATACAACATTATTGGCTGAAGAAATTCCACTATTTGAACTTCGTGGACAAGATAATAAAAATAGACAAAATAGTATTGAAAATATTTCTGATGAAATTAAAGTAAAATGGAATACTCAAATAAGAGAACACTTTGCTAAAGGTAAAGCGATATACGATGGTATGATTAAAGACGGAGTGGCTAAAGAGTGTGCCAGATTTATATTACCGCTAGCAACTCCAACCAGACTTTATATGAGCGGAACAGTAAGATCTTGGATTCATTATATCGAATTGCGTTCTGGTCATGGAACTCAAAAAGAACATATGACTATTGCTAACGAATGTAAAACTATTTTTGTAGAACAATTTCCTACTATTGGAGAAGCATTGGGATGGAAATCTTAACAGTTAATATTACTCCAGAGATTTATAAAGAAGCACAAGATCGTAATTTAGCATATCAAAAAAAATACGGCAATTCTGGAACACATAGACTGAATAAAGATCGTCAAAGAATGACAGGATATTTGGCTGAGGCCAGTATCCATTCGTGTTTTTATGAACTCCAATATAGTGATAATGACAATGTTGATTTTTATATCAACTCTATGACTATTGATTCCAAAGCACAAGGATGTAATTCAAAACCTCTGAAAAATTATGTTGCTACTTTATATGAAGAACAAAAGAAAAGAGAAGTAGACTATTATATTTTTAGTAGAGTAAAAAATGATTTTTCTATGGCATGGATATGTGGGATTATATCAAAACAAGAATTTTTTAATAAATCAACTTTGGTAAAAGCCGGCACAAAAAATAATAATTTTGTATACGATCAAAGTAGATATGAAATATCTTATGATAAATTATTAGACATCAAATTATTTATGGATAAAATATATGAAACAATTTAATATAACAGCACAAGTTTATAGTAAATATGATAGTTATAGACAGACATTATTAATTAATGATGTTATATCTGCATCTTCTGAAGAAGAAGCCAGTAATAATTTTGAACAATCTCTTATTCTAGACTATAAATTACTAAAAATATATAGTATTGAAGAAATAAATGCATAATACACTAATATCTTTTTTATGTACAAATCCATGTACCTATATCAATAATCTGCATAGGTTTTTACATTTAAAGTCTTATGATTCTGTAGTTATAACAGATACACATGGGAGTTATAATAACCCATATTATTTTGGATTAACTAAAGTTTGTGAAGATCGACCAAGTGCATGGGAATATAGCATATATAATATAGCATCTAATCATCTATATGACAAATATGAGTATTTCTTTTTTATTGAAGATGATGTATATTCAAAAAAATATGAAACCTTCATAAGTCTTTTTTCTTCTTGGAATCAATATGATTATGATTTTATAGCTAAGAAAATAAGATCAAAAGACCAAGAGCCAGAATGGATTTGGTGGGAAAATGAAAATAATTGGAATACTTTTGATGATCCATATAAATCTTTTAATCCTATTTGTAGAATTTCTGCTAGATTAATAAAGCAAATCATAAATTATCAAAAAATATATAAAAAATTTAGTTTTCATGAAATTTTATTTATATCTTTATGTGTAAAAAATAATTATTCTTTTATAGATTATGAAGATAATGAAGAACTTAAAAAACATATTGGTATTAATACTGTAATCCCAGAATTATCTTATAATAATATCGTATATGACGATAAATTATATCATCCATATAAAAAACTATTGAACAAATAAAATTTCAAGTTGGCTATTGACAAATGACGATAGCATGGTACACTACCGTTTGGAGGCTTTTATGCGTTATGGCTTGTGTTGTATTTCATTAAAACTTAAAGAACAAGGAATTGGTCATCAGACCATGACCTTTAAACGATTTAATTCTTTGCCTAGAGAAGAAGCACTAGAAACTCTTGGAAATAGAATTCTTAATAATCTTGTCACTACTCGCAAAACTATTGATTTTTGTGGACAAAACAACTATGTTTATCGTGTTAGCAGTGATATTTTTCCACTCATCACTTATGACGAGGCTAATGTTGGTTTAGAGGACTTGCCAAACCATGATCTCATTCAAGATGAGTTTGATAATATTGCACAAACTATTACCGATACTAATGTTCGTGTTTCTTGTCATCCTAGTGAATTTAATTCACTCTCAAGTCTCACCGATAAAGTTGTCGAAAAAACAATCACAGAACTCAATTTCTATAGCAGTTTCTTCGACAGAATCGGTTTGCCAGCAAATACTCTCAGTCCAATGAATTTGCACGTTCATAATAACAATGGAACTAGAGAAGAAATCAGTCATCGGTTTTATCAAAATTTCAAACGTCTTGATGAAAATTGTCAGGCACGACTTACCATTGAGAATGATGATAAACTTAATTGCTGGAGTGTTCGTGAACTTGTAGATATTTTTTATCCTATTACCCGCATCCCCATCTGTTTTGATTATCTGCATCATAAGTGTCATCCTAATAATCTCTCAGAAGTAGAGGCTATTAACATGTGCTATGATACCTGGAAAACTCGTCCGCTTTTTCACTATAGTGAAAGTCGAGAAGGAAATAATCCAAGGGCTCATGCTGAGTATGCTGAGAATCCATTTGACACATACGGATTAGAATTTGACATTGATATGGAATTGAAGGGCAAGGATTATGCCTTAGAAAAATATGAACAAATAATTAAAGGAGTTTTAATATGAGTGGTTGGTTAATAGCAATTACTGGTGGGATTTATTTATATGTAGCATTAGAGCAGTATTTTGTGCATAACAATACTGGTATGCTTATTACATATATCGGGTACGCATTTGCTAATGTCGGACTTTATATGTTAGCATCAAAATGAGGACTATTTATGAAAGAACCAGTAAAAATAAAACTAACAGATTCTCCAGAAAGTAAAAAGGTTAATCTAACTCCTTTGCCGTCATTAGAAGATAAATATCTGGATAAAATGAATGATGATATTTGGATAAAATATGAAAATAATAAACAAAACAATTCGCAAAGCATATCAAAACTGGAATCCGAATCGTCTGATTAGGTGCTACCACTATGCTGCCGCATTTGATGGAACTAAACTAATTTGTTTCACCCAAAACAACCCGATTAAGACTCATACTGGTGCATACAGGATTGGTGAGGAGTTTAATCTCTCAAAATATAAGGAGTATCCCTATTATCATTCTGAATCTCGTCTTATTTCTAAACTTTTGGATCAGTATAATACCATTGATCCTAATTGGTCAGTTGTTGTTATGCGTATCAATCGAAAGGGATTGGTTTTAGGAAGTAAACCTTGTGAAAATTGTGATAAACTTCTTAATGCTGTTGGTTTGAATAGTATTTATTATAGTAATGATGA